CAATTTATCCTCCTAGGATTGTCTAAATTATTATAACATATAGGCATTATCACTACAAATAGAAAGACCCCCAAATCAATGGGGGTCTCTATAATTTAAATTAAATTAAATTAGGCTGTCCAGGTGCGGTCAATAATCTTACCGTATTCTGAACCGCTGTAAGTTGCGTCTGGAAGCAGACGGAAGGTTACAGGGAATGTTGTTGCTTGAGTACGAGCCAAAGAGAACTGTGACTGTTGTACTGACAAAACACGACGTGCATAATATACACGCTCTGAATTTGGTGAGCTTGTGGTTGGAGCTTGTCCAACTGCAATTAATTGACGCTCTGTTGGAGCTTCACCTAGTGCTCCACCTGCAAGACCGAGAGTTCCTGCAGCTAATGTTGCTTTCTTTTGTCCGAATACAACTAGAGTATTTTCTAGTGTTCCTTCTGACATTTCTGTTGCAATCATAACTTCCATTGCAGACTTGAACAGCTTAGCTGTATCAAGTAGCTGATCTACAGTTACTGAATCGTATGTTGGGTTATAAGTGATCTGAAGACCGTTATTTGTAAAACCTACGTTACGATAAGCTGCTGCGTTTGCTCCACCAGCTGCATCTGTATCTAGTGCATTTAGTGTTGTTGTGTATGATGCTGATGTTGAATATGCTGGTACTTTTGTTGATGCAGATCCTACGGTTCCCGCTCTAGCGGTTCCTGGCTCCATATTGTCAACATAACCTGTTACTGTTGAGTCGTCTACTGTAAGAAACAGTGGGGACGCACCAACAAGAATATTTTTAGCATTACCTTGTGATTGTGCCATGTTTTAATACCTCCTGTATTTCAATATATATATATTTAAATCTTAAAATCAAGCTGGCTAGGCTTCTTTCCTCTAGGTCAATTATACGGAACAAGTTGACTAAAAGCAACCTATAAGAATCTTCCTGCCTGGTCTGTTATTCTAGAGTATTTAACCTCTAATGTTATATCTGCTGAAAGGAACCCCTGTAGCTCTTGAGAAGGTGCAGTTGGGGATATATCTGCTATAAATATGCTATGAAATTTAAATTTATTATTTATATTATCTGATTTATTTATGTCTCCTGCAGAGTCGTCCATACGTCTAAATAGGTCGGTTATTAGATTTCGAATTTCTGATATTTCAGAGACATCTGTAGAGTAAACAGTAAATAGTATTTGCTCACAACATATTAGCCAATTTTCTTCATACGATAATCCAACCTTGTCATATACAATATGCTTTTTCCCGCTTAAAAATTGATTCATTTCTGGGGACTGTTGAACTGGAATAATAGGGATTATGACGTCTCCAAGAGAATCGCTATAATACTCTTCTGGATCAAAGACATTATACGAGCATAGGTTTTCCCATAAATACTTTCTAATTTCAAACATGGCGTCTAATTTATAATTGGCTGTCATATCATTGCACCCCCAAATGATTGTTCTACTGCTGAGTCCGCCATAGATCTAATTGAGTTTGGAGAGAATGAATATTGAACTCTTTTAATTGGAGCAGGTATTCTTAATGCCTTGGAAATTTCTGAATTAAATATCTGTTGGAATCCAGATTTTCTAATAGCGTTATTTACTAAATTACCACTAAAGAATCTTGAATAATATAATGTAAATTGATTTTTAACACTAGGCCCTCCTGGCCTTTTAACGGTCACTGAGGCCCCTATTGGCATAAAGACTGTTCTACCATTGGATTCAAATACTAGCCTCTCAGAATGGCGTGGAGCAATTATTAGGGGCATGCCTGCTTCCATCACAGACGCTTTATTAACAAAAACATGCTTTCTATTATTTTCTGGAGATGGGACAAATGATTTAGATGGCTGTAACTCATAATTTACCTTAAATGAAATACCATCGCCATCAATTGTTTTTAATTTAAATAGCCTAGCATTTTTATTTCCAGCCTTTTGCCACTCATAGACATGGTGTAATGATTTTGGCTTTGATCTAGCTTGAGCATCTATGTGTTCTCCAAAATCTTTATTTATCTGTGTAAAGATTGTTTTCTTAAATGCATTTTTAAATCTTTTGCTCTTACTAAATTTAGCTATAACATTAGCTTCATAATATAAAGCCGCTGATATTTGCGCTACATTACTGTCTCTGATTAAGGAGTCTTTAGGTTGACCGTGCATTAACCGCTCTAGTCCAGAAGCAGCCTGCAATAACATTACGTTAGATTCCAATTTGCTGGTTCTCCGATCTTTTTAGTACGGCACTCCAAGCAAGTACATCTCCAAATGGATCTGTCATTGGGGTTACTCCGACTACTTCAAATACGGTTGGGGTATCATTAGGGTAATCTAATTCTGTCCAAATATTTTCGCCATTCCCTGTTCTAATATTTGTTATTTTTTCTCTAATTGATAGCTTTGAGTTTGTTCTAACTTCTATAACTTGAACGTTTTCGTATTTAGTTCCAAGAACTTGCCTGTCACCACTTCGTGCTGTGGCTGTGTTACTAATAACGCCTTTTGCATAACAAGAAACTGTTTTTATATAGCTCCACTCTTTTTTGATTGCCCCAGTAGATACGTCTTGAGAGTCCGATTGCTTGTAGACATCCATAAGCATAGAAAACGAAGCATCTACTACTCGAAACATCAGATTACCATTAATTGAGTTAATACATATGGAAGAAGTATCTGGTCTACGTATACATTTCCTGTTCCACGATATGCCTCTGCACTGTACTCAAACTTCCAATCAAATGACTGAACATTGTTTACGTATTTTGCTCTCCAAATAGAGTCTTTAGAAAAATAATCTTTCATTAATTCTATACATGCTATTTTAATATCATCTGGTACAGTGTCCCATCCATATCTTCCTTGCACACGATATCTGTAGTCTTTAATAAAGACTCCGTAACCATAATCGTTGATGGATGGAGGAACCATTCCGTTTGCTGTGTACACTGTATTGTCCAGCATTTCTGCTCTGTTAATTCTTATTCCAAAACCAGATTCTGTTACTTGAGTTGAATAATTCCAATTATTTATTGCATTAATAGTATCTACTAATAAGATATCATTTGAATATAGTTTATGTAATGTGTTTAATTTAAAAGGTAATGGGAGGATGTCTGAGCCCGAACCATAGGCAATTTGAACATCATCGTATAGACAAAACTTTTGGCCCGTATATTTTTCTATTACTTTTCGTGCATACTTTTCTGCCATTACTAGTTCGTGATATGTTTTATAGTTAGGATCAGATGAATCAGTTCCAAAACCCATATCCTCAATCGCTTCTGCTAGATTGCAATATGGCTGTACCACATCAACATACGTTGCATGGCTTTGAGATTGACTATTTATTTGGTATGCCCAATTAACCTTAAACTTTTTTATTCTATTAGTTAAATTATATGGAATATTTATTTTATATGAACCATCATCAGTTTCTATTTTTGTTGCCTGAATAGAAAGAACTGAGGTTGCTGGATTTACTGATGGCGTGACGGCAGGATCTTCTGTAATATCATAAACTGTAGCCGTGACGTAGTCATTGTCTGCATTTATAATTTCACCACCAAAAAGTATTTTAGTTGATGTTGGTGAATTACTATTTATGTATACTTCTGCCATGTTAAAGGTTTAAATTAGTTGTAGAAGTCTTGTGCTTCCTTTGGTGTGGCTAATCTAAAACCTTCCTCCTTATCAAAAATTTCTTGAGCTGCCTCTTCTGACATTGCTGCAAAAGGATGATCTCTTGTAAATGTGTATCCCATTGTATCGTACCTATGGTTAGATCTATCCATTCTTACAAGAACTTCGTCTTTATTTTGTTTTTTCTTTACATCAAATCTTGGTAAAACTTCAATCTCTTCTTTTGCATCATCTATATCTTTAAGTGTTTTTGAGTATACCGCCCAAGTTACACCTTCTTCTGATAGTCCCGCAATTATGTCTGTTTTGCTTTTTAAGTTTTCTAAGTCTACTCCGAAGTCTTCGGCAACCTTTTTAAGTTCAGCTAATTTTAATGTCTCAAATGACATGTATTCTCCTTAGTCTAGGTTATTTAATTATATCATTACTAAATTAAAATGAGAAGCCCCCAAAATTAATTGGGGGCCTCTATTTGGATTAATTCCTAATTAGGAAGCAATCTTAACGTTCTTTACTACTACCCAAGCATCTGCTTGCTCAATTTGAACACCAACACGAGTATACATTGTGTACTCGATTGAGTCCTTCTTTGGCCAGAAGAATCGGTATACAGTTACATCACGCTTGATACCAATAACTACGTTATTTGGGAATGTCAAGTGGACGTCACCGTGTGATCCTGTTGCTCCTGAGTATGAGCCAGTTTGTGTCTCGCTTAGTAATGGAACTTCAACGATTGGAATACCAAATGCGTATGGAGCTACGTATCCAGCTGGGCCAGATACAGGTGCTACCTCACCACGGATAATGCCAGAAGCAATATCTTGTGGGTTAACGTTTTGGATATTTTGTGAAGTTGCGTATAAGTAATCTTGAATCAAGTTTGAACCTGACAAGAAGCGAAGGTCTGTACGACGTTGCTTGTACTTACGTGGAAGTGCCTTTAATGCGCTGTTAAATACAGAGCGAGTAATTGCAGCTCCAGCAGCATCTACTACGTGACCGTTTGCTTTTGCAATCTTAACGGTTCCGTCAAATGCTTTGTAAAGTTGATCAGTTGATAGAGATGTGTTTCCGTTAAGAACCAAATCTTCAATATCGTTACCAGCCTGTGTTGCCATCAGACGTGCAATATGATCTTCTAGATCTGCACCTTCAATATTGTCTTCTAGAGACTCAGTTGAAAGTTCCCAATCTAGACGTAACTTCTTTGTTGTCAAAGAAATTTTTGAGAATGTCACAGCAGAGTTGCCACTGTTTGCGTCATCTCCTTCTGTCGCAAGCTTCATAAGCTTTTCGCCTACGCCCATGCGATCAATTTCAGTTGTATCAGATTTCATTCTAACGGTACGTGCGACTTTACCAATTACGGTTGCATCGAACATGTAGTCTAGAAATCGAGCTGATTGTTCTGGATTAAGTAGTCCACCATTGCCAGATTCTGACCCTGTGTGAATTCCCTCTCCTCCAGTTGTTGAAGCAAATGTTCCTGTGGCTGTTGTGCCAGTTGCAATTGCCTTTTCTAATAATTCATTGCTCATATTTATTTCACCTACCCTTTATTTAAATAGTTCGTTTACGGAACCGAGGAAAGAACCGTTCCATTTTGATTTTTGTATTACTACTTCCTGAGACCCGCCAAGGTCTGAGGACTTCTTAATTGCAGTCTCTGATTCTACTGCGTCGACACGCTTTTCTACATTATCAATCGTGCTCTTGATGTTCTCAACTGTTTTGCTGAGTTCTGTGTGTTTATCTGCCAACTCTGAGATTTGAGTCTCAACGCTCTTGCTGAAAGCTTCAACTGTTTCTTTAATAGTTGTTACCTGTGCAGCATTAGCTTCTGAAGCTTTGCTTAGAGTATCTGAGAAAAAGCCTTTTAAATCACCTAACATTTTTGCAAAATCAGGTTCATCAACAACGACCTCTGAGACGTCTGCTGCTTTTTCAACGGTTTCGGCAGAAGTATCTGCTACTACATCTTCTGTAACAGCTTTTTCAACTACTGCATCTTGTGCAGGTGCTGAAACTTCTACTAGAGCAGTTTCTTCAACTGCTACTGTTTCTGTGTTTTCTGACACTTCATTACCTCCTTGTGCGTTTGCCTGTTTTGCTATTGTTTGTGTTTCAGGCAACGTTAATCTTGACTTCTTAAATGAAGCAAGAATCTTTTCTATTTCTTTAGCTTTGTTTACATCGTTACTTTCTACCCAGCCAATTAAACTTGCTGGCTTACCAGTTATTGGAGAATTAAATTCTTTTTCTTTTGACATAAAAACAGAATCGCTTTCTTCACAATAAAAAATATTTTCTGTTAAAACTTCTGTTGCAATTCCTTTAAAAATTAATTGACCATTCATTTTGGAAATTGAGATAATGTTACATAGTTCATTTGCTGGAGAATCTACGACTGATAGCTCTAGTAAAGAATAGTTTTTAATAAAACGAACTGATTGACCTGTAGATTTATTAACCTCGTTATCAGACTCAATAATTTTTCCACCAATTGAAAATCCTGAAAGAGTACCGTCTAAAACCTTTTCCCATGTATCTTGTGCGCCTTTAGAGATATATGCATCTACATAAACTCCGTTATAGAATTCTCCGCTTTTTGCATCAAAGTATGTTTCTGGCTTAAATGAAACCATTTTGCCAACTGCGTTTGATCCATGCATTTCTCTAATGTTTCCACGGAAACCTTCAAATGCTTTTAGACTTGCTTCTGCGGTTACAACGTCATTTGTTTGATCTAGGTTGTCTAGTGTGGCAAAACCAGATACAGTTCTCTTTTCACGGTTTACTTTTGTGAATGGAACTGATAGGCTGATATTATCGCCATTGCTGGACCAATAAGATTTTTCAATATTCATATGCTTAATTTTATCTTTGTATATTTAAAAAGGCAAATAATGGTTGCCTAATAATTAAGCTGTGACTCTACCCTCACCTTTTGGATTTCTGGCTTCCCCAGAACTATCTGGTGAATTGGCCGATCTTTCCTGAGTTCTATTTCTGGTATTTAATGCCTGAGCCTTGATTTCGGCTGCTTGTGCCTGCAAATCAACAACCTCATCTCCACCGTCCATAGGTATCATACCCTTTCTAATTCTAACTTCATTAGGGGTAATTACCTGCATTCTTAAATATCTTTCATCAATTTTAGACTGAGTGTCCTCGTCTGTCAGAGTTAATTCATTAAATTTAAGCATTAATGCATCTGTTTTTTCAGAAATAATTCTATTTATTTTCTTTTCTAAAATATCTTGAGCTGGTCTACATACTTGCTCTTTAAACATTTTATCTGCATCTCTTGCTGATGCCAGGCTAACTCCTTCTGGAACTCCAATTTTATTTACTGGAACTCTGTGTGCTAAAAGAATTTCATCTCTATTTGCTTTTCGATATATATTAAATGAGGACTCTTGTGGGTTTGCCTCAATAGGCTCCATTTTAAATTCAACTTTAGAGTCAGATGTATCCGCTGGAAGGGGGACATAAAGTGATCTGTGATTCTTTCCTTTTAGCCCAACCTGGAAAAACTCTAATAGTTTACGTTCGGATTCTGGTGAAAGCTTTGCGCCCTTTACTGTAATTATATATCTTGGAACCGCTTTATTTTCAAAATAATCTAAGTTATATTTTCCAGAAAATTCATTTCCTGCCATTGCGGTTTGTGCAGCAATTATGTCTGGAATTCCGTAGTAATTATTCATTGGAGTGTATTTCTTTAAATGAATAACTTCGTTTGGACGATCTTCTGCTCCAGAAATTGGATTAGGGGTTTCTTGATCTGCGAAGTTTCTAAAGTAAACTGCCTTGCCGTAAAGAAGTTGTATGAAACCATCACGAAGTCTGCGTACACGCATTGTTTTGGATGGGATATGTCCTACGTACCCAATGTTGCCAGATACAGTTCTTCCAATTTCAATATACCCATTACCAGTAGCCTCTAAATCTGTGTAAGCTTTTACCAATGTCTCTGTAAAGGTTTCTTCTTCGTTTGTTTCTTCTAGCCAAGAATCTAGGTCTTGACGAAGCTTATTCAATTTGCGACGAGCACGTTCTAATTGTTTTTTGTCAGTAATATTATCTAAAGCATCGTTAGCTTTTTTTGTTTCTACAAAAGAGTATCCAAGACCAACAATGTTAGCAACCTTTGCATTAATTGCTGAGTAGTTGTATGGGGATATTTCATAAATTTTTGAAAGATATTCAAGATTATAGACTGGTTGGACAAGGTCAAACATTGCGTATCCAGTAACTGCTTGTTGTAGTAGATTCTGTTGTGTTCCAGTTCCTTCTTGTCCTATAAAACGCTTTTGAAACTCTCTAGATATTTTTCTACGAAATGTTGGGCTTAGTCCATTAACTTTCTTTAACTCTTCGCCTTCAATGCTAAATGGATCATCACTTAATACAACTTCTTTATTATTAAACTTTATCCAGTCTGCAGAGTTTGATATGTCAATAGTTTCTGAGACGCTAGGGTCTTCGTTCATGAACTCCATTTATTGTTTGCCTCCGCTTTTTAATGAATCCTTGTAAACACCTATGTCAAGAGGATCTGGTGTTAGTCCCCATTCTAGTCTTTGTTTTTGATGCTGAAACTCTTCGTTGTCAACTTTACGTCTACCTGATAAAAATTTAGGCTGTCCTTCGTGTATTCCATATGATCTTACTTCTCTCGCCAACAAATCCATCTTTGATCGGTTACCCTTTTTAGCTGTTATTGATAAAAAGTTTCCATCGTCATCGCCAATCCATCTTCCGTCTGGCATCTCCCACACATAAATTCCTAGTGTGGTTTCCTCTATTACTTTTTGATTAACTCTTTTAATGTCCATTAGGTGTTAATTTTACCATTCTTTCTAATTAATGTCCACATTTTGTCGCTATGGTGGACAGTTTTATGAATTTTGAATAACAATCCAGTCATTATTATATATTTCAGCAGATCCTTCTGTCACCGACATGGCAGATGCGGTAGAGGTATATACCGATCTTCCAGTATATAAATTGTAATGAGTTATTGCCTTATTTTGATCTAAAGCATCCCTATATAGGGTTATATGCTGATATGAGCCTTTCTTAGACCCAGTGCTTTTATAGTTAAAGACCAGATCTCCAGAGATAGGTGCTTGAAAAACAATTACAATATGATTTAAATATCCTGAATTTAATACATTGGATATATTTGATTGTGCTGTTTTATCTTCACCATTTACGTATATTTTAGATATATTAGTTTTTGATATAGACCCGCTATCCGCCCAGCTAAATTCCGTACCAGTAGATGATATTAATAAACTTTTTAATATACTGCTTGGGGTATAGAAAAACTCAATGCTATTTGTATCATATGGAAGATCTACTTTAAACCCTGAATTATTTGGGACTAATACTCCATTTAATTTATTCATTGATAATATTGGATAAACCTCTTTGCCAAGGCTATAATCTAGGTTATCTATTTTATAAATATAAGACGCTCCATTTTTAGAATAAGCTATTTGCTCAGAGTAAAAATTTACTGATAATGAATAAAGTTTTGGAGTATATCTAGAAGAGTCTGTTGAAGAAACTACTATTTTTAAATGAAAAAATCTTTGTTGGTTAAAATTTGAATAATTGTATTGAGGTATTGAATATCCATTTTCGCATTGTTCATAAGACACTCCGTCTAGACTTGTATAAACAGAAATTCCAGAGCTACCGTCCCATTGAATTTTTGAAGAATCCATTGATATACCAGAAGGCATAGATATAATATCTTTTAAAATAACTTCTTTTGTTTCTAATAAATCTGTCTTAGATAATTGAATATATTCTTCTGACCTACCTAGCGTAAGATCTTCTGTTAAAAAATATTGCCAAGATTTATCTTTTGGATAATTATAAGTAAATGATGTTCTCATTCCATTGTCATAAATATTAAAAATTTCTCCATTGTCTGGATACGCAATCTGTATTGGTAAAGTATTTTGATTACTTAGGTAATGATCTTTAATTTGTTTTTCTGATAAAGAGTATCTATACACTGCTGGATTATCTATTAAAAACTCGTCTGCGCTATTTTGTGTAGGCCCAGACTTTAGTAAGACCTGTGTATTTTCAAAGGGAACGTCAGTTATTGTTTTGCTAATAGCCAAGTTCCCGTCTAAATATATTGATGCTGAATTTACTGAATATTTGCATACAACATAAATAGACTTATTAGTTTCTGGAACTGTGTACTCTAAAGTCTCGGTGCCAATAACAAATATAATATTGTTGTTTTGCCAAGCAATTCCAAGATCATTAGAAGAATCTATAAAAATTGGAGTAAGGTTTGTAGAAGATATTTTTGGTAAAATCCAACACTCTAGCGTAAATTCATTGTCCGCTGTGTCTAGCGTTCCAAATCCTCCTCCTGCTGTTTGTGCGTAATAATCATTAATAATTGCAAACTGTATATTTGACAAGGAAGTAATTTTTGCTGAGTACTGGCCTCCAGAAACCATTGGCATTATCTTGGTTTGGCTTGGAAGGCTTCCCGTATACACTCCATTATTACCGCATCCAGAAATGTCTATTGCTGTAGCCGTAGAGTCATCTAGTTGCCAGAATCCAATTGGATGGTCTTTTAGTATTTTATGAGAGTATGACATTTAAAAATTATACCATTAATGTAGTTTAGTATCCACCAATGTGGAATGCTTGTCCAGTTAAACTACTTGATTTTGGGTCAAGCAAAAGCTCTACAACATTGCATATGTCGTCAGATGTGAACACTGTTCGGTTAATAATTTGTGGGCCAGCAAATAGCTTAAAAGCCATTTCTGGTATGCCCTCTGTCATTGTTGATTTTATTGGGCCTGGTGATATGCAGTTTGGTCTGATAGATGTATTTTGTAATTTTTTTGCTAAAGATTTTGTAAATCCATATACTGCATGCTTGCTTGCCCCATATATTGCAAAATCGGTTACTGAATGCGCTGATAGGCTTGCCATATTTATTATTGGTGTATGTTGTTTTTTGTCCATTAATGGTAAAAACACTTGACAAGAATTCATTGTTCCTATTACGTTTGTAGAAAATATTGATTCCATTTCGCTCTGTTCTATTGTTAGCCAGTCTACAAATGGGGTTTCTAGTATTCCAGCACAATTTATTAAAGCTTGTACTGTAATATTTTTTTCTTTTAAATCTTCAAATATTGGAGTTAAGGTATTTTTTTGGCTTACGTCTGCTTGATAAGTTTTAAAGGATACATCGTTTTGAGGTATACCTCTTGATATGCCAATGACATCATATCCATTTTTAGAAAGCCTATTTGCTATTACATTCCCAATTCCCCTGCTCGATCCAGTTACTATAATCATTATTCTGTCCCGTCTGAGTAGTATGCGTTTTTTCTATTATGATACCAGTTTGGCAATGAATATCTTGTTCCGCTTGTTACCGCATCAACTTCGTGAACGTAAACAAAATTTGATGGGAAAAACAATAGGCTTCCAGCTTCTGGTTTCATGTCAATATTACAATGCGGGAATCTTATGTTGCCACCTTCATAATCGTCATTTAAATAAAGAAGTGCCGATAAAACTCTACTGCTTATACCATGGTCTGAGTGGGCTGGTAGGAATCCGCTTTCTTTATATTTTAATAGGTGCATTGTTTTTTCTCTAGATTTAATATTTTTTTCAGCATATGGATATAATGAAAAATAATGTTTTAATCCATCTTCTAACCCATTAAATAACTCAGAAGATATTTCGTGTTGTTCTTTATAAAAATAATCATTAACATCTATATCATTTGGCTTTGGTAAAAATTTTTGCCAACAGAATATTGTTTTTTCTTTATTGCCGTGATCATAGTCCCATGCTTGCCAAGGCTTTACTGATTGTGACCTATAGTCTTTTTGCAGGCTTCTTTTTTCTTCTAAAGACTCTATTTTATTAATTAGTTCATTGGGATTTTTTATAATATTTTTATAATACACAACGCCTAAAGCCAACTCTTGATATTGCATTATTGGCACTCCCTAAAATCTGGGTCTACGAACTCTTGCTTGGTTGATTGCATATAGAGGGCTGTATACCTACTGCCAGAAGTAATTTCTTTAACCCCATGAATATATTGATAATCATTTCCTGGGAAAAATATAGCAGAATACTTTTTGGCTTTTAAGGAAAATGCTTTTTTAGGGAAATATATCTCTCCGCCCTCGTACTCGTCATTTAAATAAATTACGGTGCTATATTCTATGAATGGTTCTTTTTCAATTGCGTCTATGTGAGGACTTCCACTTTGTCCTGGCTGCCACCACGAGCCAAAAGCCTTAGTAACAATTACTTTGTCTTTTAAGTTAAAAAATTCTTGCTGAATGTAGTTTGCTCTTACTGAATATTTTTTAAGTATATCCATTACCCTATTGTTATATGGGAAAGCAGTTCCGCCGTTTCTATCTTTATAGTATTCTGGATACGGGTTTATTTTTGACGGCGATTGCATCTCTTCCATAAGAGAAAATGCATCTTGTTCTGATATAAAATCTTCTACTATTTTTATTAACATTACCTGATCTCCTTAATCCTGTCAAGATATCTTAATCCGCCCATTCTATCTATTTGAGACTGGCCAGTGTCGTAAGCAACATCGTTATCTTCAAACGGTAGCTGCATTAAATTTATATTAAAGTTTTTTTGAATTTCATTTGAATATTTTTCAATAAATTGATTATAGTTATGGGTTAAAGAAAATGGGGTATATTTATCCTCTACTGAATTTTTATTAATTGATATGTATTCGTCTGGGAAATTATAAATATCTACGCCACTATTAATTAAATCTATTGAAATACTTTCTTCTTCTCCGCAGTATTTTAAGTGAGTTGGTTGATTTATTATTGCAAAATCTTCAGACAATGCAAATATAAAATTTCTGTCTATATAATTTATTTTATTAAAATTTGCAGATGGTACTCTTTCTGGCTCTAGCATGAACCAATTTTTATTTTTTAAGGTAACTGTAGAATTTCCAGATAAAATTGAGTTTTTGTTATTCTTTAAAAATTCAACTGCATGGATGTCCCAATCTTTAGCTAATGAAACATCGTCTCCAATTTGCATATAATATTTTTTATTTAGTGACTTAAATGCATCCTGCTTATATTCAATTGGGCTTTTAATAGAGTCCCACGTAACATATTTATAAACAATTGATGCATAAAAATCTGGTTGGTCTAGGGATCTAGTTCTGTCTACACTATTTTGATCAATAATGTAAAAATATAACATATTTTTTTGACTAGATTTGTCTATAATTTCAGATACAGTTTTAAATAAATTTTTATTTTGATAGCTGTAAATGCATATACCAATATTTTCCATTATTTGAATGGTATCCATTTCATAGATTTACTATTTCTAATCTCTCTAAACGGAATAATATCGTATGCAATTGTTACTCTTGCTTGGTCTTGTTGCCAATCTCCTCTAGCATGGGGGTAGCCAGTTTCGGAAATAATTGCTCTATTATTTTTATTAACATTTTCAAATAAATCATTATTATTTTTATCTAGCTTATAGTATGTTATGGATGGCTCGGCATCTACACAATAGTACCCGTGAAAATGTGGTATGCCAGTTCCTCCAAAATGATCATGAAGTTGCTCTGGATTTTTTACTGGATCAACCTTATTCCCGCTAGACTTATAGTCAAAATTAAACCAGCCATGTATTACATAGTTTTCAAGATTAAAATCTATTTCATAATATTCACATGCTTTTTTTGTAAGATTTTTTAATTCACAATATAGGTTATATATCTCATCGCTTGGAAACATAAAAATATTATAATGATTTATTCCAATTTTTGTTGCTGCGCCTGGTAAATTTTTATATTTATCTAAAACCTCATTAGATAAATTTAAAGAATTTTCTTTAATAATTTCATCGTTTATTTTATATAAATATTTTGATAGTCCTTGCGTATCATTATTTAAATATGATTCAAAAAATTTTTGTGGTTTATTTAACATATTGGTATCCAATGTTGTGGATGTGCCTTGTTTGCTATTAAACTTTTTAATGGAACTATATCGTATGCAATTGTTACTCTAGGGCCTTCCCAGTCCCAAGATCCCATTGCGTGTGGATGTCCCATTTCTGATATGATAAGCCTGTTGTCTTTGTTGTGATTATCAACTTCTTTACCAAAAACTTTATAATACGTTGTAGATGGCTCTGCTTTTACGCAATAGTATCCGTGAAAATATGGAGCATACGGTCCACCGTGATCGTGCCAGTCTAGCTTTCCTTTGTCGTTATAATTAATATTAAACCATCCTTGAATCATGTATTGTTGTTTTTCAAAATCAATTTCATAATACTCACAAGCTTCTTTAACCATTTCTACAAGATTTTTATATAGCTTATGTATTGATGGATGATAAAATTGAAAAACATTATACTCTCTCCATTTTATAGTAGATACGCTATCTGATGACAGCCAATGATCTTTTTCTGTAACCTCTGTTATGCCAGACAACTTTAAGTTTTCCATATTAGAATATTGATTTTGTAAAAACTCTGACAATTGACTAAGATCGTTATCTAAATATCTTTCAAAAAATTTATGCTCTTTGCCTGTTGGCTGGTTCATCTGCATATTATTAATCATTTATTTTCCCTTATACTGTTTGCGTTGCCATACTATATTTTTATAATAGGCATAAATTGAAGACCTTCTTTTTTCATCTTTAATTTGATTCATTTCTTTCCCCTTGACCGAATAGTCTATCTCCAAAGCCCAATCTTCTCTTTTAATTGGAATCATCTGAAATAGAGGTGTTCCTTTAGGTATTATACCAATAAAGTTCCTTTTTAGGAAGAAGGATGTAAATACTGGTGTGTGCCATAAATCGGAGTCTATTATTCCGCTAAGGGTGGTAAATGGTAAATCATGTCTATTTAACGGATGAGTTATTAATAAAGAATATCCTTTTGGTGTTTCCGAATACCAGTTTACCTTCCAGCCAAAATGTAATGGGTGATGGTGTGTTGGGACTGGGACGTCTGTCATTAATCTTTTGTCTACTATCATGTTCTGTCCTTCCCAGGAAAGTACTGGAAATCCGTTTTTGTCTTGGTTAACATGAAGATCGTAGTCTAGTGTGTACATATATCCAGAAGTTAATGCGTCAAAAAATGGCATACATAGCTTTGTCGAAGCAGCGCTTCCATCGGTTCCTCTATCATTAACTGGATGAAGCTTGCTGATATGGTTAGACTTATAAAATCTAGAAAGTTTTTTATACCATTCTGGAAGATGGTTTTTAGACTCTTCTGGTTCAGTAATTTTACCATTACTTAAATCGTCAGGATTAATTGAAAATCCTGGCGTAAATTTAATTACTAATTCTTTTTTCATATTCCCTTATAATTTTTTTAATAGTTTTTTTATCTGTGTTTATTTCTATATCAAATAAATACGAACCTCTTTTTATTAGTCCACATATATTGTCTTCCATATGATTTTTAGAGTTTGTAAAATAAAAATCAACAAAGTTTGCTTCTTTTATTATAACATTTTCATTTGTTTTTGTAAAAGAATCTTTTTTTTCAATTATTTTTAGTGAAGGATTTTCTATATTACATTTAATTAAATATTGTATGTCCATGTCTAAAAACCAAGGAATATAAATTTTAAAAATTCTTTTAGAAATTGCATTTTCATCTACAATATTATATTGATTTTCTGATGGGTAGAACTGACGCAGCCAGCATTTATCGGTTGCATAAAAAAAACTATTAATTGGATTTGATTTGAATACCCCCCTATGCCCTAGCAACGGATCAGCTATTTGAATTAATATATCCCCGTAGCTATAATATCTAATTGTTAAACTATTTTTAGAATTCTTTATTATCTCTGGTGGGTTAGAAAAATGATGAACATACATGTTTACTGGTTTTAGAATTGATTGTTTATAGTCAGGATCAGATTTAACGTATTCCCATTCTTTCCATTTTGGGAACAAATTAGACGTATTGCATATTTGTTCAAAAGTCATTGTTGACATTAGAGACCAAGATTCCGCTTCATAGGGCACTCTATTAACTGTCTTATTGGTCATTTATATGTTTTCTTTTTCCAAAATTTCAGTCTATATCCATTTTGAAATACTGATCTAACCTGTAAAGTTTTTTCTTTTATTTTAGTATCTGACTGCCTGTCATCGCTTATTGAGCTCTCCCAGTCTTCTCTTTTAAATGGTATTACTTGAATGATTGGAGTGCCTTGTTTAATTATTCCCTTAAATCCTTTTTTAACAAAAAAAGATAGATATCCGTCTGACATATAGGCGTCTGTGTCTATCACTCCAGGGATAGATCTAATGGGAGAGTCCTCTGCATGCATTGGAGAAGTAAATAAACAACTGTGCCCTTCCTCTGTTTTAACTAACCACATTGGGTGAATTCTAATAATTTCTTCGTGAAAATAATCTGGGATGGGATACTTAGCCATCTGCTCTTTTAAATGACTTGAAAGAATATATTCTTTCTGCATTCCCATTATCTCAGATGTTATCTGTACCTTTATTTTATCTTCTGTTGCGTCTATAAATATATCCATTGGGCATCTTAAATAATATCCAAATGTCATTGAATCAAATATAGATTGGCATTTTTTAATTGTTAGCATCATTGTTCCGTTATGAATATTTTGATCGTTATTTAAATAGCTTTCTTGATGCTTCCACCACTCTGGTATGCTGGACGCAACACTAACTGGCTCTGGGAATGCTTTTTTATATAACCTATACTTTGGAATAAATTCTATTTTAATCATGCTAGTGGTATCCATTTTTGATAGTACTGCCTGTATAGATATTCTAGAGGAGAGATATTAAATGATAGTATTGTCAAACCATTACTTATTTTTTTAAACAATATCTTTGATGATGAATCTAAAAATATTAATTGTCCAGGAATTAAATCAATTTTTTCATCATTTATAAAAATTTGATCTTTATTGCAATCTATAACATAAAATCCAACAAATGTAGTTTTATAATTAGGGGCAAAATTTAGATATGTGTCTAATGTAATAGTTTCTTTTTTAACTATATTGCCAAGTAAATAAAAATAATTTCTTTCAAAATTAACTCCATTTTTAATGCAATATTCTTTTGTTAAATCAGATATTTCTTTATATAGAATATGAATGTTTTTGTTATACATTGCAAAAAAATTAAATGTTTTATAATCAATTAAAGAAACTTTTTTAGGTTTAAACCCTAGCTTAATTCCTGGATTAAATTTATAAACATATTCGTGCATCTGAGAGATCATTTTATTATACTCGGAAAGCATAGTTTTGTTATTAATTGAATTAATATTTTTTATCATTTGGCTCCCAAATGCTCATAGAGTGAAATAATGCTGGAAATATCGGATCTTTGTATATGACTAATTCTGCTGGCATATTTATTTCAGGAAGTTCCCCAGGTGTCATCCCAACCTTAACTATTTTTTCAATTTTATCTTTGTTTAAATTAAACCTTTTTTTAGTTGCTGATGCTATGAGGGAGGATCCGCTTAATGCTACGGCCTGTGTCCCTTGTGTATAGCCTGGGCCTAATCTTGGTAAAATGTTAAAAAATGTACACCATATTGGATATCCAATTAAAGCTAATGATTCTATGTACTTTTTCTTTCGATGTATTGGGCTAGTATAGAACCTATCTGTTATTGCAGTATAGTGATCTTTATCATATCCGTCTATAATTATTGTAGCCCAAGATGCTGGATAATCGTTGTTAATAAAATAAGACATAACAATTGTGCCAGACTCATTATCATCATTTTTATAAAGACATTCTATAGCTTGAGAATTCCATTTATCGGTAAGCACTGTATATTGTGCCCAAGTACCTTTTATGTATTGTGGATACCTTCTAAATTTAGGTACAGGTTTACCTTTAAAATACCTAACTCCAGAAATTCCCATTAAGCGTAATTTCTTTACTTTTTTAAACAAATTAATTCCTGACTGCTAGGCTTGGTCTTGAGAATCTCTCCATTGCTGATACATTGCATCCAGCTTGTCGCTAAATGTCTCGTCGCTAGAAGTTAATGCGTTTGGATCAGTTTTTGCTCTATATGAATCGTGTACTAGCGCATTGTCTGTAAAGAATAAGTCGTATGGCTCTACGTCAATTGATATTAGTAACTCTTTTTGTGTAGTTACTTTATAGTCTGTTATTTCTTTCCAGTCATTTTCGCTTGGTGAAAAAATTAAATCTGTTTCCAATACGCTTGATGATGGTTGGAATTGAATCTGTCCATCTCTTTTTATTAAAATAAAGTGCTGTAAAGAATATTTATTTCCATTAATAACAATAGCTCCTTCGTCAGAAATTCTTGCTGCCATTGCAACAATGGTAGTTTCGGCTGGGGATATGTTTGCGCTATTAACAGACCAATTTTGTAAATATTCTACTATTGCTGTATTTGAAACATCTATTCCCTCGATATTAGCAGAGTATAAAACGTCTCCAACGCTTAGGTTGTGTGCAAGAATTAATCCTTCTGGCACCTTTGATTTAATAACTGTTTCTGCTCCAACCGATTTTGGAGTAAAGCCAAATGGTGTAAAGCCAAATGGTGTGAATCCAAATGGTGTAAAGCCAAATGGTGTGAATCCAAATGGTGTAAAGCCAAATGGGCTAAAGCTAAACGCTGTTGTGGTAACTGAGCCTGATTGGCTGCTGTATTGTGAGTATCCATTAGCATTTTGAGCTCTTACCTTTATCCAGTGTACTTCATTGCTAGATTCTGATAAGTTAGCGGTAAATGTACTAGAACCATATGATGTAACATCATTTTCATGATCGATCAATTGATATGCAGTAATTGCAGATCCACCATCTGCGGGGGCTGACCAAGAAGCAGCGTTGTTTTCAGCTCCATTGTTTGATAATCCTGGTGCACTAGGTGTCTGGGGAACTGTTGTAATTGTTGGTGAAGTTACCGCTTCTGAAGCTGGGGATGACCCCACGCTGTTAGTTGCAGTTACTGTAATTGGTGAAGTTATGTTTGAACCAAATCCAGTGATAGTTAAGGGGGAGCTTGCTCCAGTGGCTGTATGGTATGTGCTATGTACGCTGCAATATCCTGTTGCTGTAAATGACGTTGCATTTGGAGAATCTTCTGGTAAGGTAAATGAAACAACAACTGCTCCGTTTCCAAATGGTCTATCAGTTCCAACATTTGTTACTGATGTAATTGTTGGTTGCTTAGGCTCTAAAAAGTCATTTGATGACTGTGAACGTCTACCTGCTTTTTTACTCATTTATATTCTCCTTAAGCCTTTAGATCTCCGTATACTACCCATGAGTTTTCTGCTCTCTTGAATAGTGTACATGATGACCATTGTGTACGTAATTTTAATCCAGGAGTAGAGTTTACTGTTACTCCAGAATCTCCTGCAATTGTAATTAAGCCAGTATTTGTACCAAGTATATCTAGAGTTGTTCCAACTGGATAAGCAACTGCTGAATTTAGTGGAATTGTAATTGTTACTGGGTCGGTTGAATTTACCTCAATTAATGAGTCTCTTTCAGATGCTGCTGATAATGTGTAGCTTCCAGTCTTGTAAATAATTGGTGTCTGTGAAGGGACGCCTTCTTTAGTTTGTGTTCCATCTGTAAATGCTACACCTGCTGCTGCAACTGTTACTGTTCCAGTAAATGTTGGTGAGGCAAGTGGGGCTTTTAATCCAATACTGGTTGTAAGTGTTTGGGATAGATTTGCATCATTTCCAAGAGCGGTTGCAATTTCTCCAAGAGTGTCAAGTGTTGCTCCTGCGCTATTTACAAGTGCTGCAACTTCTGCACGAACAAATGCTGTGGTAGCAATCTGTGTTGTATCAGTTGCTGCTGCTGCTGTAGGTGCTGTTGGGGTACCAGTAAGTGCTGGTGATGCTAACGGGGCCTTTAAATCAAGCGCTGTTTGTGTAGCAGTTGAAACTGGCTTATTAGCATCTGAAGTGTTGTTTACATTTTCAAGGCTTAAAGAAGTTACTGTCACGGCTGCAATTGCTTCTGATTTAGCTGTTGCTACATTTGCTGTAGTCGCTAGAAGTGAAGTATCTGCAATTCCGTGTACGCTTGTTGTGTCTGCTGTGTGGGTACTGATAGTATCATCTACATATTTTTTAGTAGATGCTTGTAAATCAAATGAAGGGGCACCGTTTAAAGTTAAAGCTCCAGTCATAGATGAACCAGATTTTAACATTAAATCTGCTGTGTTAACAATACCATGAACATCTGTTGAGTCAGTACTATGATTAGTCATTGCGGTTCCTATTGCTGAATCTGCATAAGTATTTGCGTCTGCCTCTGCTTGATCTGCATAAGCTTGAGTAGCAAGTAATGCGGTGTTGGCAATACCGTGGACGTTTGTTGTAGATGATCCGTGTGATACTCCTGCTGAGGAAAGGTTTCCTAATCCTGTTGTAAGAGTTCCTAGTTCTGCTGTAATTGTTGCTGCGTACGATGCGTCGTCATTAATTGCTGCTGCTAGTTCATTAAGTGTGTTTAATGCTCCTGGTGCTGCATCAACTAAATTATTAACTGCTGATGTAATATCAGATGTAAGAGCTACTGTTCCTGTGCTTGTTGGTAAAGTTAGGGTAGCAGCACCATTAGTAATAGATGAGATTATTGGAGAAGTCAAAGTCTTGTTAGTAAGTGTTTCACTACCAGCAAGGGATGCAAAATCTGCATCTGACATTGCTGAGTCAAACTCTGCCTTTGTTCCTGTAATTGTGTTTGTAGTTAATGAGATAGACTTATTTGTAAGTGTATCAGTTGAATCTTTAAGAACTACAGTTCCTGTTGCATTTGGAAGTGTAATTGTGCGGTCTGCTGTTGGGTCTACTACTGTTACGGTTGTTTCAAAAGCATCTGCTGTTGCGCCTTCTAATATGATGCTTGATTTAGGAACTAATAGGTTTCCATCAACATCTAGCTTTGCTGGTCCGCCTGCATTTCCGACGTCTGCTAGTAATACATAATCTGCGGCTGTTGAGTTTTCTAGTCCAGTTACTTGACTGTCAACATAAGATTTAAGTGCTACAACTGATGAGTCAATATTAAGAGAAATTGTATTTGTGGCATCGTTGTAAGATTTTGTAAGACCTGATCCCATTGAAAGGGCTGTGTCAATTGCATCTTGTGCAATTTCTGTAATTCCTGGTGCATCTGATGCGATGTATGAAAGGCTAGTCCATGCTGTGCTTCCAGTTCCAACTTTAATTTTTCTGGTGTCTGTTTCAACACCCATTTCACCTGCAGCTAGTGTAGGATTTGCTGAGGTCCATTCTGATGCTGTTCCTCGTCTTACTTGAATTCTTACTGTTGACATATTTATTACCCCTTATTTGCTAATTATAGCATTTATTTTTGTTAAACTATAACTCCAGAATCAAATGTTATCCCATATAATGAAGTATCTGGGCCACCACCGTCTGCGAATTTAGTTGCTGTTGTACTTACTCCGTTTGCTTGAACTGTATAGACTGGAAGACCATTATAATCTATAGCTAGTCCAATGTCCATAAAGCCTATTTCTGTTTGACTATCTGGAATGTCCGACACAAATGCAATTGGGCTCCAGGTTCCATTTAACTGGATCTGTAGCTTATTTGTTGTTGTGTCAAATCTAAGGGGTGTATCGCCTAATACAACGTTAGAGTCAAAGGTAGCGTTTCCTGCTACATTTAACCCGTTTTTTACTCTAAAGTTTTTATCTGTTGTTGCCATTTAAGTTCACATATCCCCTAATTGTTTTTTGTGGGGAGATTCAGGCTCTCCCCTCGCCTTTTATTTAATTATTTAATTAATGTTCCAACTACAACAACTTCAGTGTTATTGTTTGCTGGTGTTACTCGAATTCTTACATCTGAGCCAGAATAATCTGCAGTTATTGCAGCTAACTCTGTTCCGTTTGAATATGTAATTCCATATTCAGAAACTGCTACGTTGTTAGAAGTATCAAGTGTAACTACTAAGTCTGATACCTGGGTGTGGCTACCATTTTTTGCTTTAATTACAAGCTTAGCGCTTCGGTAATCTGCTGCTGCCCATGAGATAGCAGTTGTTGCTGCAGCGGTTACAATATTTCCAGTTGTTGCTGCAACTTGCTTGGCAACAGAGTTGTAATTAATTGCTGTAAATGATGTAGTTCCGTTTTGCTGTGCTGTATTAGCTGCTGCTGCTGTGGCTTCTGCTGCTGCTTGAGCTGCGTTAGCCTTTGATGTAGCGTCTGTTGCTGCTGCTGTAATTGCTGCAGATTGGGCTGCGTTAGCCTTTGATGTTGCATCTGCTGATGCTGTGGCTTCTGCTGCTGCTTGAGCTGCGTTAGCCTTTGATGTAGCGTCTGTTGCTGCTGCAGATTGTGCTGCGTTGGCCTTTGAAGTAGCATCTGCTGATGCTGTTGCTTCTGCTGCTGCTTGAGCTGCGTTAGCTTTTGTAGTAGCATCTGATGATGCTGCAGATTGTGCTGCATCTGCTTCGCCCTTAGCAAATGCTGTGGTTGCAATCTGAGTTGTGTTAGTATCTGCTGCTGCTGTAGGAGCTGTTGGAACTCCAGTAAGATCTGGAGAAGCAAGAGGTGCCTTTGTTCCCAAAGCTGTTGTAATAGTTGTTGTGTAATTAGCATCATCATTAATTGCTGCTGCTAATTCATTTAATGTATTAAGAAGTGCTGGTGCACCATCTACTAATGAATCTACTGCGGTTGAAATTGCTGTATTACGGTTTGAAACTTCTGTTGATATTGCAGATGAAAGAGCTGATGCTGCGGTTGATTCTGCTGCTGCTTGAGCTGCGTTAGCTTTTGTAGTAGCATCTGTTGCTGCTGCAGTAGTTGCTGCAGATTGGGCTGCGTTGGCCTTAGTTGTAGCGTCTGTTGCTGCTGCTGTAATTGCTGCAGATTGGGCTGCGTTAGCTTTTGATGTTGCATCTGCTGATGCTGTGGCTTCTGCTGCTGCTTGAGCTGCGTTAGCCTTTGATGTTGCATCTGCTGATGCGGTTGCTACTGAGGCTGCGTCGCCTGATACTCTAAGTGCTGCTTCTGCTGCTACTTTTGTAGTAGCGTCTGTTGCTGCTGCTGTAGTTGCTGCAGATTGGGCTGCGTTAGCCTTTGATGTTGCATCTGCTGATGCTGTGGCTTCTGCTGCTGACTGTGCTGCGGCTGCTGCGCCTGATGTATCAAATACGCCAGATTTAATATTAAGTTCTCCAGCAATAACTTCCATCTGTGTTGATTCAACAGAGTTTATAAGATTGGTTCCACCAACAAGATTGAGAATGTAAGCATCTCCGCCTGTTTCTGTAAGTATGTTTTGGCCATTGATTGTTCCTGTTGATCCTTCAACTACAAGGCCTTGTTTAATTCTAAAGTTTTTTACTACCGTTGCCATTTTGTCCCCTACCGTCTTAAGACTTTAAAGACGTTCTGTAATATCTAGCGGTTACAGATCCACTTATTGGTGCTACGTTTAAACTTATTATACCTGAATTTTCTTCAAAAGTAACATTAGCAAGACTGCTGCTTGTGTTAGATATAATATTTGATTCTACTACGTTTAAATTTGTTCCATCGTTTAGTAGTAAAATATCTGATGTTGTGTATTCACTTCCTTTTGAAATCTGAAGTTTGTATGAAACTGTTCTGTATGCTGTTTTTGAAAACTCATCTACTTTTGTTTTGTTTTCAATTCCCGCAACTGTAAGATCATTGTTTCCTTCTAGGCCTAAAAGAACTTCTGCTACTGAGGTTGAGTTTTCAATGTCTTGCAATTGAGCAATTACATCTGCTACCTTATAGTCTAGAGAGTTTGCATCTTGAGAGCCATTAACTCCAACTTTTGCCTGTAATGCCTCTATCGCATCATTAGCATTAGTATGTTGTTGCGAGTGAGATGGACTAGATAACGCATCCGTTGAGTTTGGATTTGTTAAGGAATCTATCGAACTTGGAAAATTTGTTGCCATTGTTTTATTGCTCCAAAATTATGACTTGTAGGTATATTATATCCTATTTATTATTATAGTACACCCCTATTTTTTCTTAAACTTTGCCATTCTGTATACATTGCTACAAGCTTTTCTGAAAAATCCTCTTCTGATGAATTGATTGCATTTGGGTCCAGTGCTGCGTTGTAGGAATCATGGACTAAGGCGTTATCTGTAAAAAATACATCATATGGCTCTACGTTTATAGAAATTACTAGCTCTGTAGAGTTTATTGGCATACACTGAGTGACTGGATTCCAGTCTTGTGTCATTGGAGAAAATATTAAATCTGCTAATGTGACATCAGTAACATTTTTAAATTTTATTCCTTCATTATTTTTAATCAATATCCAGTGTGCTTTAGAATATTTGTTTTCATTAATAACAATAGCCCCATCTGTAATTCTTGCAGCCATTGCAACTACAGTGGTTTCTATGTCTGTACCTATTGATGTGTCTTGTGTTGACCAATTTTGTATGTAATTTGAAATTTGATCATTAGATGTATCAATTCCTTCAATTGAGGCAGAATAAAGTACGTCTCCAACTTTTAAGTTATATGCCAATATCAATCCTTCTGGATTTTTACTTTTAACTAAAGTAGCTGCTCCTAAAGATTTACCTCCCTCGCCTGGGGTGGGTGCAAATGAAAAACCTGTAAAATTATATGTTGTAAAATCATATGGTGGCAAAACAACTGGTGTAAATGAAAATGGCGGATCAATTATGGGTGCTGAAAAAGAATATGGTGGGGGATCTGTATCACCTGGAGGATTGTCTCCTCTTGGATCTGGTTCTGGGTCTGGGTCTGGTGCTGGTGTAAATGAAAATGGTGTAAATCCAAATGGGCTGAAACTAAAAGACCCATATGTGTATTCTATTTCGGCTCCTACAGTAACAACTGAATTTTCTGGAATAGACTGATCAATTATTTTTCCACCCAAAGATTCATTTGAAGTTCCTGCGTTATTTTCCCTAACAGATAATCCTAAACTATTTAATAATGATAAGGCTTCTGCTCTAACCATTCCAACAGTATTTGGTACAGATATTCTTTTTTTAATTTTTGAAGATCTTAAAAATCTCACGCCTTTAGGTCTCCCAAAACTACCCAAGAATTTGCTGCTCTTTTAATTAAACTTGCGCTTGACCATTGAGATCTTAATTTTAAACCTGGTGTTGAATTTGGAGTAAATCCGTCTCCAGCAATAGTAACTTGATTTGATGTAGTTTGTAATACTTCAATATATGTTCCAATAGGGAAATTATAGGTAGAGTCGTTTGGTATTGTCAAGGTGCTAGCTTCTGTCATTTCTATCATTTTGTTTGCATCTGAGCCTTGTAGTGTGTATGAAGAAGATTGAGAATTTATTACAATTAAAAACTTTTCTACATCCGAGGTGTTGTCCACGTTTCCAAGCCCAACCATTGTTTTTGTAATGCCTGATACGGTGCCTGTAAATGTTGGTGAGGCTAATGGAGCTTTAAGATTAAGAGCGTTTAATGTGTCTGTTGATATTGGTTTAAGAGCGTCTGTTGTGTTATTAACATTTCCTAAGCCTACCATATCTTTAGTAATACCCGAAACCGTTCCAGTAAATGTTGGTGAGGCAAGTGGGGCTTTTGCTGTTAATTCTGTGGTTATTGTTGCTGCGTACGATGCGTCGTCATTAATTGCTGCGGCTATTTCATTTAAAGTATTTAAAGCACCTGGTGCTGCATCTATTAAGTTTGAAATTGCAGTTCCAACGTATGTTTCAGTTGCGTATCCAGTTAAACTTGGAATGGTTGGTTTGCCAGAAAGATCATCATATGCTCCGCTAAACAAAGAAGGCTTACCAGTTAAATCTACATAAGAGCCGCTAAATAAAGAGGGCTTGTCAGTTAAAGCGTTATAAGATCCACCAAATAGTGTTGGCTTATCAGTTAGGTCAATATAAGATCCGCTAAACAGTGTTGGTTTATCGGTTAAATTATTATAGGACCCAGGAAATAAAACAGGCTTGTTGCTTAAATCATTATAGCTAGTAGGAACTTGTGATAGCAACGCTATTGTTCCTGATGCGCTGGGAAGATTTACTGTTATGTCTGAGGCTACGTCTGGGGATTGTAGTGTTAATTCATAATCGTTTGCAGTAGAGCCTTCTATAATAATTTTGTCTTTTGGAATTAGTAGGTTTCCGTCAATATCTAATTTTGCTGGGCCTCCTGCATTTCCAACATCTCCAACTTCCACATATGAAGACAAGGTGTTTTCTAAATCTTGAGTGGTAAGAGAGCTGTAGTATGAAGTGCTACTCCAACTAGATCCGTTTCCAATTTTAAATTTATTTAAATCTGAGGATATAGCAATTTCTCCAGCAAGCAATATTGGATTATCTCTAACCCAGTCAGACTCTATGTCTCTTCTTAATTGAATTCTAACTACCACTTGAGCTTCCCCCATTTATTATTAATGTATACTCATTAATAGAATCTCCACCGTTAAGAATTACACTATCTGATTCAGGGGAATACAGAGAATCTGAAAACCCTCCAGGAAGCAAAGACAGTCTTTCAAAACTAGGTGCGTCTACTATATCACTTGGGCTACCACCATCAATACCTACAACAACTGGAATATTTTCTGAAACACTTTGTGTAGTATTAACATCTTTAAATGTAATTGGATTTTCTACATCTATTGTGTGTACTGCTCCATCGTATGCGTGTGTATGCATATAAAATGGGGTTGGATCATCGCTTTGTGGGGTAATGTCTACCCAAAAATCTCCATTATATATTCTAATATTTTTTGTTAAAATATTAAAGTATACGTCACCCTCTAAAGCTGTAGATGGATTTTCTGCCAGCGTTAGAAGGTTTAATAAAGACTTAAGTTTCATTTTTTATTTAGCCTATTACTACTACTTTGTATTCTCCTGATGCAGGTGCTACTGCAAATTTAATAGTTACGGCAGATGCAGATGTTAATTCTACGTCTGTCTCAACTTTAGCATATGGAGAAGCTGCTTGCGAAACCTGTACTAAAACATCAGTTGAACCCAAGTTATGAGTAACCGTGTATGATGTTGCTACTGAGTTTAACGTCTCGACATACTTTCTAGTTATTGCATGATAGTTAGTTCCATCATTTGTAACTGTCCATTTATCTGAGGACTCGTTCCATAGAATTTCAACATCTGTTTCGCTGCCTCGCTCTACACGAATTCCAGCGTCTGCTACTGGTGCTCCAGTAAAATCAGTATTAAGATTAATCTTGTTATCAACAATGTTTACCTGGGTTGTATTTACAGAGTTAACTGTTCCTGTAACATTTAAGTTGCCACCCACAAGAAGATTGCCAGTAATTGTTACGTCATCTGGAAGCCCAATTGTTACTGCTGAATTTTCTGATCCTGAACCAGAAACTGTAATTTCATTTGCTGTTCCAGCAATTGTTGCAATATAGTTACCAGTTGTTTGTGTTGCAAGATTAACATTTTTAATACTTACTGCGCCATCTGTTACGGTAAAGTCTGCGTCTGCAAATGAAGCAACACCACGATTTGTAGTTGTTGCAATTTCTGCATCTACTGTTAGGGTTCCTGCTGTATCATCGTATGATACATCAATGCCTTCTCCAGCAACAATTTGTGAAGAAACAATATCTTGTACACGCTCAGCGTTTAATGTTATATTTCCTGCTGTAGCTGTAAAGTCTGTTGAATCAAAAGAAGCAATACCCTTGTTTGATGAGGTTGCGTCTTCTCCTGCTACTGTAATTGTATGAAGAGTTCCATCTGTTGTATAAGTGGTGTCAATTCCTTCTCCGCCGACAAATTTTACTGTGTCTGTTAGAAGATCAAGCTTGTATCCACCATGTGCATTATCTGCACCTAAATCTAGTTGTGTTGCAAGTGCTACTGTTCCAGCTGCAGTTAAACGGCCTTGTGCGTCAACTGTAAATGTTGGAATAGCTGTTGATGACCCATATGAACCAGGTGTTACCGCTGTGTTATCTAGATCAATTACTGTTGTTCCTGTTGAATCTGTATACGTTGCTGTTAAGCCAGTGCCACCAGAAACATATGCACCAATAGCATCTTGAATTACTTCTAGGGAGCCAGATGTTGGGATCCAGGTTGTTCCGTCAAAGAAGTATACAATTTTATCTACTGTGTTAAAATATATTTGACCTTCTACTGGGCTTGAGGGCGCAGTGCTAAGGTTTTGAATTCGAGCATTTTGTAATTCATTTTTGTTAAGGTCTAAGCTAACTAAAAATTTTCTTGCCATTTTGTTTCTCCTTTATGACAGGTATGCTGTCCCTGAAAATGGTTGAGCCATTGTCAGCCTTATTCTATTTGTGTCTAAATAGTCTAGTCCAGTTTCAACTGTTTCCCCAGAGCTATCTTTTGTTGTTACGTTTGGGAAAAACCCAAGGTTGTGTGATATTGTTACTGAATATACACCATTGGTTGGTCCAACAACTTGAGCAATTTCCCATGAAGATGAGTATGAATACTCTGAACCTTCTTGAATAAATTTAATAACAGTTGCTCCAGACCAACTTAAATCTGTAATCTTTGGTCCGTAGAAATCTGTTGTAACTGTGTTGTAATAAAAATCTCCAGTAACGCCTAGGTTATTTGATGGTGCAGAGATTCCATTTAATATAGTTCTTCCAGCAGGGCCTTGTGGTCCTGGTGATTTTACAATTACTTTATTTTTTACTTCTTTTACTATTACTTTTTCTGCTGACATTATATAGTTACCGATCTGCTGAGAGTTAAAAACCCTTCGAGGAGTTTTATTTTATTCCCGTTAGAATCGACAACCATAACGTCATAAGAAGATTTTGGATAAAAGAGTTTATTTGTCTGGGTAGGTGTCATTTTAATGGTTAGTGTTCCAGTTGCACCATTAATTGTTATACCACCAGAGGGTGATGTTAGTGTAAATGCTAGCTTAGATCCACCTTTAGTATCACGTACTTGCATCTTTGCAGTTGCATTTACTAAACTTATTGGCGTGACTTCGTCTTCTAAGGTGTATTGAACCTCAAAAGTAAAAGTAGCATTTTGATCTACTTCAAAATTCTTTTGTACTGCCATTTTCAAAATCTCCTAAAATAGGAAAACTCCTATGCTTATTTTAGCACAGGAGCTATCCTAATCGACTACTATTTTATTTTACTTTTTAAAGCCAAACTCTGTATTGCTTGGGCTTAACGCCTTGAGAATCACTGGGGCAACTGCTGCAACTCCTGCTGCAATTAAATCCTTTGGATTTGTATTTCCAGTCATGTATAAAGCTGTAGCTGCTGCTAGGAATGCTCTTCCGTAAGTTCCTAGAGCTGCTAGTATTTGTTCTGTATAGCTATTCATATTATCTCCTTTTGGCTTTCGCCACTATATATTCTACCATTATACGGATATATCTACAATCTCACAGTTTCCGTCAGATGTGCATGCAAGGGTTTGATTTCCAGATGTTCCATCTTCCGTCTCGTAAAAAGAAAGATCAGCCCATCTAATTTCTTTAGGCATTTTTCCCAAAAGATCTAAATATTCTTCTTTAGATATCTCTTGATATGGAGCCTGCTTGTATGTGTGCTCTGACATCGGTAAAAATGAGATTCCAGAAACATCGTCAAAATTCTTGTATACCCAAGCTCCTACTTCCATCCATTCGTCTTCTTTAACTGAAACGGTAATTGATGGCTTGTGCTCACACCAGGCACGTTGGTAAACTAACCAAATATTTAAATGTTCAATAGCGGTTAGGTCATTTCTAACAATTGCACCTTCTGGTGCTTTTACTGGAAATGAAAATACGTAAGTTTCATTTGGCTTCATTACGTCATCCTCTACTGGAATACCTACTTCTTTTAAGAAAGTAGAAATTGGATCTCCCTTGGAGCCACGAACTGTTCGAATATAGTATGGAGAATGCCATGCATGCATTCCTGAAGACACCCCGACCAATTGAGATACTGTTCCTGATGGTTTTACGCATGTAATAGCGGCAGACTCTGGAATCCCAATTTTCCCAGCCTCATCTTTATTTTTTGCTCTTGCTGATTCTCTAAGTAAATTTAAAAATTCTTCCAAAGATTCCAAATTTTCTTTTCCAGACATAAACTTATGTCCAAATTGTCCAGTTAAAGATACCCCTAATAAACGCTCTTCTTCTGTGTTGTCTTTCCAAATTTTACGAAGGTACTTAAAGTCTGTTAATGTTGATTGCCATGTACCCAGAATTGTCGCAAGCTCAACTTTGCGTTCAATATCTTTCTTTGTATCATTTTCACGTAATACGACTTCTGAAAGATTACAAAACTGATAAGGACGTAAAATAATCTCTGAGCAAGGGTTAGTTCCATAGTGTATATCTGGATCTCTTCTTCCATATTTGGCTGCTTGGGCTTGAGCTGCGGCCACATTGTATATACCTCGTTCTCCAGACTTTGAATCATATAAAGATTTCCATTCTGCTATAAATTGTTCCATTTGTGGTTTTCTAGAATACGCCACTGAGTTGTTAGAGAGTGCACGTTGTGAATTGTGCTCCCACCAATTTCCAGTTTTTGCTTGTGCCATTTCAATATCATTAATATTAGAAAGAGAAATCAATGCAGATCTGCGTACTCCGCCAACCACTACAATTTCACCTATTTTGCACATAATGTCGTGTGCTTCAATTGGCTTAAATTGTCTACCTGCTGCATTTTTAAATTTAGCAATTGTAAAATCAAAAAGATTAACTAAAGGCTGTGGGCCAGAAGATCTTCCACCCATAGTTTTAAGCCTTGCGCCTGCGGGACGAAGTTTGCTTACATCAATTGATGGAATCTGTCCAGTCCAAAGAAGTGCAAGTAATTCACGAAATGCTTTCGCCCAACCAGACTTAGAATCTTCAACAACAATTACCGTTGTAGATTTTTCAAAAGATTCTGGAATTATTGGAAGTTTATTTACGTATTTATATTCGACAGAAAACCCAACTCCAGTTCCACACATTAAAATGTACATTGTTTCGTCAAATGAACGAGGATTATCTACTGGTACAAATGAACAATTGTATCCCGCAACATGATCTCTCTCTAGCGCTGGGCCAGCGGTCATTACGGATCTCATTGATGGCATAACGTTTCTATCTAGCACCGCTTGTTTTAATTCTGTTATTAGTTTTGATGAGGGCTCATATGAATGCTCTTTAAATAAATGATCTAGCATAAAAGAAAAATAACGATCTACTGTTTCGCTCCAAGTTTCTCTACGATTTTCTTCTGGCATCCAACGTGCATATCGAGACAATGCAATAAAGTTTTCGTACGGGTTTTTAATAGATGTTGACATATAGACCTCTTCTTCCGCCTGCGGATTAATTAAAATTTTTTATGAAGTCTAAGTGTATCAAACTTTTATTAAGGGGTCTAGCCCTAGGAAAATTTTTTAAAAATATCTTTAAAAGCGTTTTCAGTCAACTGATCCCAATTATAATCTTTATGTATTTTAGTTGACTGAGTAAAATAATAATTTGAATATGCTTTAAAATTAATAGACACATCTCTCATAAGTTCAAGTAGATGTTGACGGTTTGGCTCAAAAACTTTTCCTTTGTGTGGAAATGGCCATGGTGAATCTATAATTTTTGATTTTAATTTTAGTGGACCAAGATATTTTTCGTAGTGAGCCCATCCGTTAGTACAAATAGTTGGCATGCCAGTTGCTAAAGCTTGAAATGGAATAAAGCCAAAACCTTCTCCATAGCTTGGATAAATTAAAACATCATGTGAGCTATACAGTTGTACTAGCTCTTCATTTGTTAAAACTTCTGTTATTAAATTAATATTTGAGTAAAGTTTTTCTGGTGCGCCAATTATGTTTTTGTCTATAAAGTTATTATAAACTCTTGTTGTATTAATTTGGTCTGCTTTAATTGTTAAAGAGTATTCGGGGTTGTTTCCAAATAAACTTATAAAAGAATCCACAACCATTTGACCAGCTTTTCGTGGTGCTGGTTCTCCAACATGTAAAAATTTTATTATTCCGTCATCTTGCCTTTTATAAGGTTTCCATATTGGATCAATTCCATGTGGATAAACTTTATCTACTTTGTATCCGTTATCTTCAAAAACATTTGCACACCAATCTGAAGTAGTCCAAATTTCATCGCAAGCATCCATGTATTCTTTCCAGTCTTCTGGTATTACTGTAGACTCCCACGGAGTATAACTAATTTGATATTGATTTTTATGTAATTTAAAATGCGCTGGTTGTGAAAAATTAAACTGTACTTTAGACTTTGGGTCTTGAAATGGAACAAAGTGTCCCAGGTTATTTAGTGATTTAACTATATTTTCTCCTGCGTAGCCATACCCGTTTTTGCTTTTTAGGTTAGCAATTACTGTGGAAAACGATATATTCATACATTCTTTCTGGTCAACTGGCTTGACACTCTTTAAAGCACAATGGTACTATTATAGTTCGTTATCTCTAAAGGAGGAATGCCAATGGAGAAAGTAAAACAAAGACTTAGTGATGTTGTACATAACTGGGCCGCAATAGCAATAATAACATTATTCCTATTTTCCGTCCAGCCTGGACCAACTATTACTCAGGCCTTAGAAGTAAAAGAAGAAAAAACCGAACTACAACTAAAAAGAGAAATAATAAATAAGTTCAGCAATGACACTTATGAGCACTCCGAAATGCTTGCGCCTAGTGATCTAAAAGATCTATTATGGGCTGTAGGTTTTGAAGGGGTAGCTTTGAAAACAGCTTGGGCTGTTGCTAAAGTAGAGTCTAACGGGAGACCGCTTGCTCTAAACGACAACAAATCAACTGGAGATAAATCTTACGGAATTTTCCAAATAAATATGCTAGGGCAACTTGGCATAGATAGAAAAGAAAAGTTCGATTTAGTTTCAAATAAGGAATTATTTGATCCAGTAACAAACGCAGAGATAACGTATTATATGACTAAAGGCGGAAAAGATTGGTCATCGTGGCCTAACTCAATAGGAAAGGCCAAGGAGTTGATTCCTCAATTCCCTAAAGCTTAAGGAGCAATTTTGCGACAGATACAATATGTATCTCAATATATAGCTTTATCAGAAGAGGGCCTTGTTCCAGTTTTGGAATGTCCAATGGACCAGGGTTCTCTTTTTTGCAATTTAGATCTAAATGACAACATATTTCTATATTGCATTTCTTGCGACTATAAAAACTTTATAGGAAGCTCTTTCTATGATAAGATTGTATTATTAGTAAATGAGGTAAAAAATGTCTGAGGCTCCTGTAAATCAAAATCTAGAAGATAATCTTCCTATGGTTGATTATATTATGTTACACAGGATATATGACTTATTAACTCTTATAGCAAATGAAGTTGCTGGCTCTGAGAAGACATCTAAAATGGTTGAATATCATGAGCAAGGATTTTTATTAGGTCCGACACCTTCTTACACCCCAGAAGAGTAATCATTTGGCAAATTTTGTAAACAACATAGAGTACGGTCCTCAACATATTTTTGAAATTTTATCCGTTAAAGATAATGAAGCTTATACTACTGGATTTGTTGACGAAAATATAATTGGCAATCTCCAGTTTAAAGACCTAGAGCATGGCATGATGCTAAAAAATAGATCTGTAATTAAAAGAATAAATAAAGATACTTTCTCGCATAAAGAATCTTTTTATTTTTTGCATATAGCTAAAAATTCTGGAATTTCTCTGCAAGAAGAATTAAAAAATGTTTTTAAGGAAGAACAGTCATTTGTAAATAATATTGGATATTTAAATGAATTTGATATGCTAAATTCTAAATTAATTTCTGGGCACCTTGCGATGTATCCCTTTGATCTATTTGAAAAAAATAATAAAAATATACATGGCATAACAATATTAAGAAACCCTATAGATAGAGCAATTAGTTATTTTATGTTTATAAGTAAAGTATTTGATTCTATGTTGCACAGACAAACGGATAATGTAACAAATAAAAATTTTGATAACTTCTTGTCAGATCCAACAAATAGAGATCTTATAACTAATTTTCAAACTAGGTGTATAACCTCAACATTGAATACGGACAAAGCGTCCCACTGGAGCAACAAGTATTTAAATAGATCAATAGACAGATTTCAATTGGCAGCCGCCATGTCTTCTAATTCTAATTTTATTGCTCATGGTCAAGATGGAAGTTTGTGGAGAGACAGTTTAAATAAATTTGATATAATTGGTACTGTAGAATACAGAGAATTGTTTTTAAATAACCTTTCAGTAATTTTACAAAAAAATAAATATTTTGGACACATTAGAAATATTAAAAAAAATACTTCTAATCTTAAATTAGAAAAAATTAAAAGCACATTAACAAAAGGTCAAATTGATCAAATTGTTGAATTAAATAATTATGATTTTGAAATGTATGATTTTTTAATGAAGAATAAAGGAGTCTGGGAATGTTAAAAAAAAGTTTATACCCATTTTTTAGATTAAGCGCTAGATGGGTCGACCCTAGACATACTCCTATTACAAAAAGAGATGTTAAGGCAAAAAATTTAGAAAATAAAATTCCAAAACTATATTTCCCATTAAATAGATATTATGGATTTTTTTTAAATACAGCAAAAGTATACGTAAAGGATATGTTGCGTTATGGAAAATCTTATTCTACCTACAGGGGAAGATATTTAGTAATTTATATTTTTTCTCCACAGGGAGCTTGGGAAATTTTAGCTGCTAAGCAAAAATCTTTTATTAAAGGTCCTTTGTGGGGCAGGGCACGTAGACTTCTTGGCAATGGATTGCTGGTTAGTGAGAATCCAGATCATTTTGTTTTTAGAAGAATGACAATGTCTAGCTTTGATCATAAAAAATTATTAAGCATGTCTAATATAATGTTTAACATAACTAAAAATAAAATTGATGAATTAAAAAATAACAAAAAAGAAATTGAAATTCGTTCTGAGATAAACTCTTTAGCTTTAGATATTGTTAGTAAGTGCGTCTTTGGAGTTGATGTTCAGCATAACTCTGAATTAATAAAAGACGAGTTAACTGTGTCGGTAAATGCTATGGATCGAACACAGAATCCATCCTTAACAAGGTTTGAAAATATGAATATCCCTTACTTTAAAAACTTTGTAAACTCAACTGTATTTATGTATGAATTTGTAGAAAAAGTGTATGAAGATAAAATCAAAAGCAATTTAGATGGAGACGACCTGCTATCTATATATATAAACAGCACAGATGAAGATGGTAATAAAATGTCTAAGCATCAAATTTTAGATGAAATGCTTACTGTAATCCTTGCTGGATTTGAATCTACATCAAACACTCTGGTATGGGCTTTGGCTTATCTAAATAGGCATCCAGAAGAATATAATAAATTAATTGAAGAATCTAAGAGTATTTTTAACTCTGGTCTATCCGAAGAAGAGGTGCTACAAAAAATTATTAGCGCCCCCGTTTGTTCTAGTATTTTAAAAGAAACATTAAGACTTTGCCCTCCTATTTGGAATTTGCCTAGAATGGCAAAAGAGGATGTTGAGGTAGATGGAAACTTTATTCCAAAGGGTTCGTTTGTAATTGTAAACCCATATGTTACTCATAGAATACCAGAAATATACCCAAACCCTGAAAAGTTTATACCTTCTAGGTGGGATGGGGATTTTGAAAAAAACTTGCCTTTAGGTGCATATTTCCCGTTTAGTGAAGGTAATAGAAAATGCATTGGGGACCAATTTGCAATGATTGAAATGAAAATAATTCTTTTGGCAATGTCTAACTCATTTAAAATAAAAACTTATGGAAAATTCCCCAGAGGTATAGATAGGGTGACTTATCGTGTTGCAAAACCATTGAGGGCAAAAATAATAAAACATTGACTTTAGAAAATAATAATTATACAATTGTTTTGTAAGTCGAGCTTAGGCTCCTTACTTAGCTACAATAAGTAGCAAAACCCAATCGGATCCGCCTCTGATTGGGTTTTCTATTTAAATAGGTGTATAATTAATTCATGAGCCCAAGATACTTTGCTAAATTTACTAACAACCCTGGTGCTGAAAGCCATTGGTATCATTTTGCTGGCGAACATTTTCAACCAGGCGACCCTGAATATAAAATGTATTTAAAATATAAAATATTCAAATATAGATTAAGAAAACTATTTCGACTTAGATAAGTG